CCAAAGCATGTTTTATGGATGGTAACTTACAATTTGGAGTTCCTGTTGTAGGTGGTACAGGTGGTGATATAAGTAAAGCATCAAAAGACTTTATGGATATGTATTATGAAGCAGAAGCTTATAATCTTATACCTATGTTTATTCCAGCGTCAAGAGCATACTATGGATACTTTGATATTAATAGTGGAGAAGAAAAAGTTAAAGAAGCAGAGTCAGTATTGTTAGAGGAAAGAGAAACAATAACAAACTCAGGCGATAGAGATGCATATAACTTGCATATACAAAACTATCCCTTAACTATACAAGAAGCATTTTTAAATACCAAGACAGCAAGGTTTAACAACTCGCTACTTAATGCACAAAGATCTAGAATATTAGCTAGTAAAGATTACAGAAGTCAAGTGCAGTCAGGATACTTGGATTGGGATTTTGATAATGAAGAAAACTTTATAGTAAGATGGCGACCACATCCTGATGGTCCATATAAAATTTTAGAACATCCAGCACCAGAATATAAAGATTTAGATATAGGTGGTATTGACTCATATGACCAAGATAAAGCAGGTGCATCAGACTCTTTGGGAAGTGCAATAATTTATCGTAGATTTGTAAACACGGAATATGCTAGTGATTATGTCATAGCAGAATACACAGATAGACCAGAAAAAAAAGAAGATTTTTGGGATGGTTGTTTGAAATTAGCTATGTATTATAATGCTAAAATGTTAGTGGAATATACTAAAATAGGCATTCTTGATTATTTTAAAAGAATGAATGCTTTGAAGTATTTAAAAGAAAAACCTGAGTCTGCACATAATCCTGGAACTAAAACTAGGAACAGGTATGGGGTGCATATGAATAAACAGGTAAAATCTTTAATGGAGGATTTAATGGATGATTACATTAGAGAGAATGCTGAGGATATTTGGTTTTTAGATTTGATAGATGAACTAGCAAATTATGGAACCAGAAACACAGATAGAGCTATTGCGTTTGGTTTATGTTTGATTCATAATGTAGATAATTATAGAATACAAGCAAAAGAAGTGCAGGCAGAAGAAGCGGACATAGGTTTTAAGTATTATAAGTTAGACAGAAACGGAGTACCAAAATTAATTAAATAATGTACAATTCAAGTCAATCATCATTTCCACCACAGTTTGTGTTGGAGTCAGAAAAAACAGAGGAGTGGGCAAATCAATGGGTAAATGCAGTAGTAGCCTATATGTCGTATGTAGAATCGCCTTATAAAAATTCAAGACTAAACGATATACAAAACTACAATATATACAATGGCACTTTAGATTTAGAAGATTTTAAATATATAACAGAGCAGTATGGAATGGCATATCCAGCTCGACTAGTTAATTATCCAATCATATCACCAAAGATTGACTTGCTTGTAGGTGAAGATTTAAGAAGACCGTTAGATGTAAAGGTGTCAACTACCAACAAAGAAGCTGTACTAAGAAAAGAAGATGTTAAGGTAAATCTTATAATGAAAAAACTTACCGAAGAGATACATCAAGAGTTCAAAGATTCTGTTGGCATTGAGTTGCCTGAGATTACAGAAATGGAAGTGCCAGAAGATATAGACTTGTATATGCGATACAACTATCGTGAGATGGTAGAAGAAACAGCTCAAGATGGTTTAGAGTATTTAATACAAAAGTATAACTATAGAGATTTATTTAAGGAAGGCTTTAGAGATATGCTTGTCACTGGTAAAGAATTTTTTAGAGTATACGATCGCAATGGTGATCCATTTGTTAGACGAGTAGATCCTAGAAATATAGTATATGAAATAAACGCATCATCAGATTACTTGGATGATTCATCTTGGGTAGGTGAAGAACGCTACTTATCATACAGCGAAATTTTAGATGAGTTTAGAGATGAGTTGGATAGAGAGCAACTTGAAGAGTTGTCAGCTATGTATCAAATAGGTGGCTATGATGATTTAGCTAGGTACAACGATCCTTTTGATTGGATTGACTATCAAGAAGGACAAGAGGTAAAGATACGCGTAGTATCAGTAGAATGGAAATCTATTAAGGCTCTTAAATTTAAAGTATCAGAAAATAAATTTAATCCTGAAAGACCATTTATGAAACAAGTGCCTGATGATTATTCACCTAGACGTAATGAAGAAATAGTTACAAGATATGTAGATGACATATGGGAAGCTACTAAAATAGGAGGCAAGATATTAGTACAGGCTAGACGCAGACCTAATCAAGTTCGTTCAGTAGATGATGCTGGTTCTACATCACTATCATATGTAGGTTGTGTTAGAAATAACACTACTGGTAGATCTATATCTATGGTAGATTTGCTTAAGAATATACAGATGCTTTACAATATAGTTATGTATCAAATAGAACTTGCTATGGCTCGTTCAGGTGGTAAAGCTGTGGTGTATGATGTATCACAACTACCTACTAATCTTGGTATGGATATGCAAACTGTATTGTATCACTTAAAAACAGATGGTATTATACCTATCAATTCTAAAGAAGAAGGTAATCAACTAGCATCATTTAATCAATTCCAACAAATTGACTTTACGCTTTCTAATTCTGTACAACAGCTTATCAATCTTAAATTGATGCTTGAACAAACTGCAGGACAAATATCTGGTGTATCACCTCAGCGTGAAGGTGCAGTAGGGCAATACGAATATGTAGGCAATGTACAGCGTAGTGTTGTACAATCTGCTACTATAACAGAAAGTTTATTCTATTCACACGCTATGGTTAAAAAACGAGTGTTTGAAAGAGTGTGTGATTTAATGAAGGTATGCTGGGCTAATGGTAAGAAGGCATCTTATATATTAGGAGATGGTGCATTTAAGTTTTTATCTATATTTCCAGACATTAGACTCAATGACTTTGGTATTTATGTTGGCGATGCAGGTAAAGATGATGCTATGCGTCAGCAGTTGCAAGGTATTGCACAAGCTGCATTACAAGGTGGACAAGCTACACTACTTGATATTATTAAAGTATTGAAAGCTGATACATTTACAGAAGCTGAACATATACTTGAAAGAGCTATGGATGAAGTTAAGAAACAACAAGCTGAACAAGCACAGCAACAACAAGCAATGATGGAAGCTCAAGCGCAAGCTAGCGAAGCTGAACATCAAAGAAACCTACAGATTGAAGAAATGAAAAATCAAGGTAAAGTACAGGTTGCTACAATTCAAGCTGAAGCTGATATGAAGATTGCTGATATGAAAGATGATCTTGCAAGAGATACATCTGATGTAGCGCATGTTGTTAAAAACAAACAAATCTTCTTGAAAGAAAAAGCACAGAATGATGCAAAAGCTAATTTATCTAAAGCACAATCTGAAGCAGAGGCAAGAGAAGTATCACCTCAACGTAAAAAAAGGATACAAGATATTATTAAAAATTCTTAGTATATTTGCAAATTAGGGACAAAAATTTAAAATTATGGCAGAAGAACAAACAAACTTAGTAGAGGAGACAACGCAAGAAACTCCACAAGAAACACAAACAGAAACTCCAGTTGAATCAACTGAAGAAAAAAAGTTTGATCCATTAGCATTCGCTACAGATCAAATGATGGAACAATTTCAAGGCAAGTACAATGAAGAAGCAGCAGACAAAGCAGATGCAACAACGGAAGAAGTTGAAGCGGTTGAAAATGCTGATAATTTTTCTTGGGACAACATTGAAGTTGAAAAACAAGAAGAGGCAGTCCAAGAAGCTGACGAAGATTGGGATGCCCCTGCTGAAGCACAGCCTGATACGCAGAATGAAAGCGTTGAAGAATCTGGAGAGATAGATTGGGCAAGAGTATCTAAAGAATTAGGTATTAGTGCTAATGGTAAAGATGAAATAATAAAAGCTCTTAATTCACCATTTATAGAGCAACCAAAAAGTGAAATGATAAGTAAGTTAAATACTTATTTAAATCTTAATGATAGAGAGCTTATTGGTGCTGAAATGAAAACAGATGGAATGGAAGACTTTGAAATAGAAGAAGCTATTGATAAGATGGAAGATTCTGGTGTGTTAAAAAGAGAAGCTTATAGAATTAGAAGACAACTTAATAATGCTATTGAACAAGAGAAACAAAAATTATTGAAAGAAAAGCAACAAGAAGAGATGTCTAATAAAGAAAAAGTAGAGAGAAATAAAAAAGAATTACAAAGTCACTTAAAATCACTACAAACATTTATGGGTGGTACAGTGACTAAAGGTCAAGCGCAAGATGCTTATAAGTATATAACGTCTGGTAAAATGGCAGAAGACATCTGGAAGTCTCACGACAATGCTTCGGAGGTAGCGATGTTTATGTTATTTAAAGACAAGTTTGCTAAGATTTTGCGCTCCCAAGGACTAGAAGATGGTAAGGCTAAAATATTAAATGAAATTACCTCACCTAGTCTTAGTAGCAAGACAAGACCAACGACTAAAACAAAGTCGAGTGGATTTGATCCTGCTGCGTTTATGAGAGAGTAACTTTACAAATACAATCGGGCGATGCCCAAAGTTACGTGAAAATTACTCTGGATTTAAAATAGTGTTTAATAAATAAATTTTTAAAAAAATGGCTAAATTGTATACTGGAACTTATGGTTCTGGAACTACTCCCGAGAATGCCTTGAACACAGCACTATTGCAATACCCAGAGATTGCAAGAACGTTGATTCAACAGTATCCTCGTTACTCAGCGACTTATCTTATGGAAAGAACAGGTCGTTTTGCAAGTGAAAAAGTCCTAGGCGATAACTCTTTTGAGTGGAAAGTTATGGGACGTTATAACGCTCCAACATTCTCAGCTGGTTGGATTTCTACAGATGGTGTAACATTCGTAGGATCTAATAATACTGGTGGTGCTTCAACTGTATCAGGTACTGCGATAGCTGCTGCTGATGCTGACGGAGACGTTATCTATTTAAGAGGTGATGGTGACACTTCAGGTCGTACACCAAACTTCTTGAACAAATTTGATATGATCAGATTCCAATCTGGAGCTGTTGGTCTTGTATTAGAAGATCCAACTCCTTCTGCTGCACAAGCTTCTGCTAATGATGGTATTACTGTAACTGCTGCATCTTACGATATTAAAATCGAAATGATTGATGCTACTGCAAACCCATTACAATTAACAGATATTCATGCAAATGCTATCTTTGCTTCTATTGGTTCTGCATTCCCTAATGGTTCCAATGGAGCTGATGTAGGTGAAAATTATGTATATCCTTCTACTTACAAAAACTACCTTACGACTTCTCGTAAGAAGATTTCTGTAACTGGTAAAGATATTACTGACATTATGTGGATTGAAAATAATGGACATCGTTTATGGTACTTTACTAAAGAACAAATGATGATGGACGAATTTATGTATCAGCAAGAATTACAGCGTTGGTATGGTAGAACATCTATTACAGATACTACTGTTCAAAGACCAGGTGCAGTGACTTCTTCGCTTTCAGGTTTGTCTGGCGTACAAAGTTCTTCAATTGTAACAGGTGATGGTCTATTAGCTCAAATCGATTCTTCTAACCAAGCTACTTATACATTAGGTGCTTTAACTGAAGACATCATTACTGAGTTCTTGGCTAAGTTATCTTTAAATACTACTCAGTCTGAAGGGAATGAGTTTGTTGTATTTACTGGTACTGAAGGTCGTTTAGCATTCCACAAAGCAATGAAAGAATTAGTAATTGCTCCTTCTGGATCATTTACTGGTGGTTCTATGGTTGGTGTAAATGGTGATGTAGAGCTTGGTGCTAACTTCACATCTTACATGGCTTTAGGAAACAAAATTACTATTGCTTACTGTCCTGTATTTGATGATCAGAACTTGCACTCAACTGCAGCTGGTTCAAATGCATTTGGTGACAACAGATTAAAAGAGTCTGCTAAAATGGTATTCCTAGATTTCGGTAGAACAAGTGGTGTTTCTAACATCGAGCTTGTTACTAAAGGAGCTGAAGGATCTAACCGTTCATTTATCAAAAAGTATGTAGCTGGTATGATTAATCCATACGATCAATCATCTATGATGGCTGCAAATGCTGATGATAAGTTTGAAGCTCACGTTTTATCTGAGTCTGGAATTATAGTTCGTAACCCATTATCTTGTGGAATCCTTTCCGCAGCATAATACAATATTTTTATATTATGGCAAATAGATGTTTTTTATATTTTCAGGATGCTGCAAATGATCAGCTTTCTGTAGATTCAGATAGAATTAATGCTATTAGAAGTGAAACTGATACATCTACTGTAGTTGTAGACTTTGTTGATGCTGCTGGCAGTTTTAAAAAAGTAACATTAAGTGTTGCTGTTGCAAAACAAGCTAATGTGGTTAAGGAGTTAAGTAGACTTGTACTATCAGGCGTAGGTGTTATTACCGTAGCAGATGATGTTAACAGCGTGTTTGGTGTTGACGGAATTGATGGTATAGATGCTATCACTCACTCTTAATAACTGAATTTAACTGGTATTAACGGAAGAGAAGCTTAAACGGTAATACCTTAATTATTAATTTTTAAAATAGATTGAAATGGCTTTGAAATTTGATTTTAATAGACTAAGAACTGCTGTCAGTTCTTTCTATAAAGCAAAAGACACTGTTGGCGAAGAAGTAGTACACCTACCTGCGCTAAGAAGTGTAAAAAAAGTAGTTGCATTAGGAAATGCTGACGCAACTATTTTAGATGATGATAGTAATTCACTATACGCTTTAACTGGTGCTGTAGGTGCAGATCGCACTTATACATTACCAGCAGCAGCGGCTGGATTATGTTTTGAATTTTTAGTAACTGTTGCATCTGATACACATGCTTGTATTTTTGAAGTTCCATCTGGAGCTTTATTAGGCGGTGTATTGGCACAAAATGGTACTGGTACTACTATTGTGCAATCTGATACAACAGACACTAAATTAACTATAAATGATAATCTAGAACCAGGTACTCACCTACAGTTTCGTTGTGTAGACAACACTAACTGGGTAGTTTCTGGTGTTGTATTATCTTCAGATGCTGATCCAGCATTTAGTTAATAAACAATTTGAGTAACGGAGGGGCTTAGTCCCCTCCATTATTCTTATATTTGCAATATGAATTTATTTGATTATTATAAATCTATCGATCCAGAAGGCTGGGAAAAACAGGTAGAAAGAGCAAAAAAAAGAGATAAAGAAAATTTCTATATTGGAGGACAGAGCGGCTTCAAATGGAATACACATTCAGGTAATAAAACTTGGATAGAAAATGGTAAGGTTGTCAAAGAAAAGAAAGGCAAAAAGTTACCACCGCAATAGGGAGTATTAATTTAAATTTTATAAAAATGAAACACACGGTATTAATTAAAGCAAAGAATGCAGGTAAGTTTAACTATGCAAAGTTTGGAACTTACACTGGCAGAGGTGGACAAAAAATTTCACTTATGAATATGGATGGCGAACCATCTGCAGGTTATGAAATGTTTAGTGCAATTGTTGCATTAGATATTAATGATGAGTATGATAGTAGAGTATATAAGTTTTTACAAAATCATCCATTAGTAAATAGTGGTGGGTTTGTATTAGAAGACTTATCTGCTGTAGAAAATGAAAAAGCTGAAGAGTCATTAGCTAAAGCTGATGCAGTTACAGCTGCTGCTATGCTATCTAAAAAAGAAATAGAAGACTTATGTCATCTTATTGGATTGAATGGCGATTGGGACGATAATATTCGTAAGGCTAAAGTAATTGCTTATGCTAACGATAATCCTAAAAGATTCTTAGAAGTAAGAGCAGATAATGATGCACCTATTAAAATCTTTATTAGAAAGTGTATGGCAAAAGACTTGTTTACAAGAGTCAATGGTGTATATAAGTATGGTACTACAACTATTGGACTAACCGAAGATCAAACAGTACAGTGGGTAAAAGATAATGCTGATATACATGCATTACTTAAAAACGAACTTAGAGGACCTAAGCCACGTACAAAACAAAAAGTTGAATTAAAAGATAAAGTTTAATAATGACAT